ATTGGAAAAAACTTCATTATGATGTGTACAAAACATTTACTGTTCGTATTGGTCAAGGTATTCAAGGTAACGCAACCGCGGCCAATATCGTTTCTGATTTTGAAAGTAATATGTACACTTTAATCGGGGAATCTCGTTTCCATTTATGGATTTACGAAAACGAAAAAATTGCATTTATTAAAACAACTTTCGCAGCTGTTAAAACAGCAATCGAAGCAGCTTAATTAAGATATGGCAGACAACACAGAAAAGCCTAAAGGCTCAGAAAAAGCGGTAACAACTGCTGCTGTTCAATTGGATGAAAAAGCCAATGACGAAACAAGAAAAGCGCAAGCGGACTACAAAGGTAATACTCACTTTGATTTAGTTGATGTGGAAATCGTAAAAGACGGAAGCTTCTACAAGAAAGGCGATAAAGACCAGGTGCATCCAACTGTTGCGGCTATCTTAAAGCAAAAAGGTTTAATTTCTTCATACAAAGGAGAGACTAAAAAAGATTAATCTAATCCACAATGTCAATAATAACCCCAGCAATTTTTAAAGGCGAAATAACGATCGCTCAGACTGAAAATAACTTCATGGTTACTAACGTGCAAGAATTTATAGATAAGTATGAGCCGAAGTTTCTTAAAAAATTGCTGGGTGTTACGTTGGCGAATGATTTTGTTAATGGTTTGGCAGTTACACCGACAGAAGATATCGAACCTAAATGGCTTGCTTTGCGTGATGAAACCGATCTAAAGGAGATGATTGCTAATTATGTTTACTATTTCTACAAAAGGGATGAAACAACTCAAAGCGGGGGAATAAGCGAAGTTAAACCAAAAGGCGCAAATAGCACCGTAACCAATTCTATAGATAAACAGGTTCGCGCGTGGAATGAAATGGTAGGCATGACTAGATTATTTGATTTAGATACCGCCGTTTACCCTGACTACGTTCGTGTTTATTGGAGGCGTTACGGTTATTGGTATCGTGGATGCGAGGTTGACGATATTTATTACCCAATTAATAGCTTAAATTTTTAATGGCACTTGAATACAGATACATAGAGGATGATTTAAGGACTGTAATTCAATCGGTAAGCGATGCGATTACGCCTAAACTACAAATCTATGATTCGAAGATTACGGGTGTTCATTATTGGTTTGGAACTAAATTGGAGGTTATAGAAACGTTAACCCAGAAAAGCAAAAACAACACTGATAAGTTTCAGAAATACCCTTTAGTGTGCTTGTTTATTGATGTTGATGAAAATAAGGGAGTTCAAAAAGGTAATATTGAGGATTTAAAGCTTAACATGGCTATTATTTATGGCACATTAAATAATTTTAAAGCTTACGAAAGGCTTGAAAAAACATTTAAACCCGTAATTATGCCGATTTACTTTGAGTTGCTAAATCAAATTTCTTTAAACGGGAATATGTTTTTAGGAGCTTATCCAGTAAATAACATTAAGCATAAAATTGCCAGGAAATACCGATGGGGAGAAACACCGATCAGCGGAGATAACCAAAACATGATACAGGATTATGTAGATGGATTAGAATTAACCTTAGAATTAAAATATTATTTTAACCGTTGCTAACTGCAACATAATAAAAAGAAACATGGCAACTATTTTAAACACGATTAAATGCGTGGGAATTGGTGCAAATACAGGCTTTGGAGATTGCTTCTTTGACCCTAAAAATATCGTTGGCGGTATGTACGTTCGAGATAGTTTCGAATTAACAGCTTCTCAACTTGCATCGCCTGCTTTGGCTTTAGCTGCTTTACAAGCTGCTGCCATAAACGATAACGAAAACCTAAGGGCTTATCCTTTCCCTGAGTTTGATGGGTTAACCGATTCAACAGAAGATCCAGTAAAACAAACTTTAGGTTATGGCAACCCATCGGTTGTTCGTGAGGGTAAATATGTTTTAGCTTTCCAATTTACCAAAGGCGGAATTTGTGTAAACAATGCTTTGCGTAAATTCAACGGAAACAAAGGCAAAGTTATTCTTTGGGATGCAGAGGGAACGATTATCGGCACTAAAGTTGGAACATCTTTGAAAGGTATTCCCCTTACTTATTTTTACGCCAGACCGTTTAAATTAAACGATGGTAGCAATGTAAGTTTATACACAATTGAATTTAGCTTTAACCCGAACTACATCAACGATAACATTGCGTTTATCAGATTAAGTTTGGGAGATTTGTCTAATATTTACGGTTTACAAAACGCTGTTTTATCTTTGCCTATTCCAAGAGCGGCAGCGGTAATTAAAGCTGCTGTTACTAAAGGTTGTGGAGGTGAAGACTTATACGATACTTATTCTGCTGAGCTTGCTGCCGTTGGTATGTGGAGAGCAACCCGTAATGGTGCGGCTGTAAATATTTCAAGTGTTGCAATTGATCCGAATTTAAAAGCGTTTACAATTACCTTAGATACAACCGATCCAGATTATAATGCAGCTGGACCGTTCGTGTTAAACCTTGCTCCTGTAAGCGTTTTAACTACTGGTGGCGTTACAGGTATTGAAGGTAAGGCAATTGATGTTGTGTAATGGAAAAGCTTAAAAAATCAACTACTCAATACGATTTTGATAAAGGTTATTTAGGTCGTATTAGTAGAGAAGCTTTTATCAAGGATAATGAGCATCTAAAACATTTACCTTTATCTAAAATTTGGGATGAAGCAAATCCTAAAAAAGAAAAGGAAGAAAAAAAGTAATTGTAACAACAATTTTGCGAAAATAAATTAAGCTTAACAGTAATGTTAGGCTTTTTTTGTTGTAAATTTGTTACATGCCAAAAGAAAAAAAAATAAAAATAGGAATCTATAAGCTTACCGCGCCCAATGGAAAAATATATGTTGGGCAATCTACGAACCTTGCTCATAGAAAATCATTGCATTCATGGAATGATAGAGAAAAAGATCAAAAAAAACTGCTTGAAGCAAAGAAAGAAATGGGAGCGTCAAATTTTATATTTGAAATTTTAGAGGAATGCGATGTTGTCGAGTTGAACGAAAAAGAGAGATATTATCAAGACTTATATGATGTCTGTGGGGAAAATGGATTAAATTCATGCTTAACATGGTGTAAAGATAAGATGTACGGTAAAAGTTATTTGCCAAACAAAATAACAGAAGAAGAAAAAAAAGAAATTTTAATTAAAAAATTAAAAGTAAACAACAAAGCTTCTGATAGTCTAAGAAAGCTAATAGAAGAAAGCAAGTTCAATAACGAATACATCGCTAATAGGCTAGCTACAACAAGAATGACTTTATTTAGGTTTTCGCACAAATCCGCACCTATGGATATTGCGTTCATATTTTTGGTTTGCGACCTTTTTGAGGTTGATTTTTCAGAATTTATAATATCAATAAACAATTATCATTTAGACGCTTTATAGAATGGAAACAGCAAAAACAATATTCGCTTTTATAGGTGTATTAGCCTCTCTGGCGGCTTTTATAATAATGGGATGTGTATCTTTAGGAAACAAAGTTAGCCACAAAAACGACATACATTTTAATAAGCCAGATAATGATTAAGATAGAATTTCACAAAGAACAAGTTTTCCTTAATAATAAGGAAAACGGAGGTTGTTTTTCTTTCTCTGAAATAATAGCAAATGAATTTCGAATACAAGAGCCATTTGTTTTTATAGATAGCATATTTTGCGGTAAACCTTTTACTTATAAAGTAATGAAAGACAGCATTTCTAGTTTTTATTTTAGTTCAGAGCTAAGCAAAGACTACTCGCATCCCGTAGCCATGGCGTACAATATTAAAAACTTGAAAGGCTTGATTAAAAATCATTAACTTTACTTCATGACAATTCCCGAAATGCTACGTAGAGTTAAGTCTTTGAATATGCCGTTGGCTGTTCAAGAAACTCTTAAGTCTACAGCATTTGAGGCTATTAAACTTAACCAAAATCAATTAAGGCTAAAAGGTCAGAAGTCTGATGGATCTTTTCTTAAAGACTACCAATCTGAATCATACGCTGAATATAAGAACTTTTTAAACTCATCGCCTGGATTTGGCAGACCAGATTTTTACGATACAGGCGATTTCCAAGATGGTTTTTATGTTCAAGTCAAAACGAATAGCTTAATATTTGGTTCAGTTGATGAAAAGTCTGATAAATTAGAGGCGAGGGATGGCAAAGAAATATTTGGGTTAACTAAAGAAAATAAAAAAGTTTATGCCGTTCAATTCGTTAAACCCGAATTATTTGCATACATAACAAGAGTTACAGGATTAAAATTTAGGTAATGAAAAAAATATTAGTTGTACAAGATTGGTTTGAAACAGAAGAAAATAAAAATGGATGGGATAGTTGTGGATGGGAGCATGAAGATGGTTCTGCTATACCAGACCAAGCGGAAGTGGTATATGACGATGAAAACGACATAGAATGTCAATCGGACAAATACGGACACCCAATAAAAGGCTATTATTTATCTGCTAATGCTTAAACTTCGCAAAACATTTACCTCATGCTCTGATTTGCCTTTGTACAACTTCATTAAAATAGTTGTTACGAATGATAAGAATTGGCTGTATTCAGAACATAAAATGCCATGGTTAAAATCAGCAGATTTAGAATCAATCTGGGAAAACATATTTAACGAATACTCGGAACTTTCGAATGATAAGCATGGAAAGGCTGTATTTAGTATTACAAAAACTTTAACAGTTCTTAACGGTAAGATTTGGGTTATTGAGCAATGTTTATCGCTTCTACAATCAGTTAGTAGTGTTGGCGATGTAAAAGACTATGCAGAAACAATTCAAACGCTTAAATCGTATGGTTTCAATTATGAATGGTTAAATATCACACTCGATGATGATATAAGAAAAACAAAATCATCAATGAAGCGTATAGTTTTGGAGCGTAACGATGCGCAAAAAAGCTACGAAAATTTACAATCCGATAATTCAAAACAAGCAACAGAAGCCGACTTTGATATTTTAATTGGTCAGTTGTCTAAATTTCAAGGTTATTACATAGATAAAAAAGTAATAACCGTAGCAGAATATATTTCGTATATTGCTGCGTTTAATTTAGCCAACAGTCCTAAAAATGCCTAATGAAGAATCTATAAACGAGATTGTCTCCCCAAAGGCCATAAGTCAAGTTGAAGTTGATTTAGTTAAAGCCTTAGAAAAATCTAATTTAGCATTACAGGATAACATTAAATCTGTAGCTACTCTAAACGATGCTATTGCAAATTCAAAAGGCTTTGCTTCTTATAATGCCAAAACGGCTGCCGCTGCATCTGCTCAGGAGCGTGTTCAAAAAACAATTGCTCAAAGGCAATTAACCGAGGAAAAGTTAGCGGCATTTCAAGCTGCTGAAGCTTCAAGAGAATCAGCACGAAATATAAAACGTATTGCTGATGAACAAAAATTAGCGGCACTTCGTGAAAAGAAACGAAAAACTATTATTTCTGATTCTGCTGCCGAAGTTGCGGCTTATGAAAAATCTAAGCAAGGTATTGAGGGTGTAACAAATACAGTAAACAGACTTAATGAGGCGGAGGGTAGGGCTGCAAATTCTGCTATAGCTGGTGCTGGTAAAATTCAAGCAGCAAATAAAGGGGTTGCACAAACTCAATCTACCGTAGAAACGGTTACTAATAATGTAGGTAAAGCAGCCGAACGTTCTGGAAATATATTTACTCAGCTTTATTCTAAGATAAGATTAGCTGCCGCAATCATTCCAGGATTGGGTATTCAAGGAATTTTTGCTCTAGGATTTACGGGTGTTTATGAATTGATAAAAGCTTTCGATACCTACATACCAAAGGTTAAAGATGCCGCTTTAGTTTCTAAAGAGCTTGGTGCCGCAGTTGCAAGCGATGAATTTAAAACGGCTGTATCTAATGTTTCTGATTTAAGAATCAATATTGATCTAGCCAAAAAAGGATTTTTAGATAAAGACAGGGTTGTTAAGCAATACAACGAAACAATCGGCAAAACTACTGGATTTGTAACTAACTTAAATCAGGCCGAAGCGGCATTGAATAAAAATGCAAACGCTTACATTCAATTTACTTTACTTAAATCCGCTGCCAATGCAGCGTTAAATGAATCTGCTTTAAAAGCCGTTGAAGCTCAAAAGGCCGCTCTTGCACCAACAAGCGCAAGTCAATTAAATGCCGATAGTGATGTTAGTATTTTAGACAGGTTAAAAGTTGCGTTTTCTCAAACAGATGATGCTTTGGTCGCTAGTAAAAATAAAAGAGTAAAAACAGCTACCGAGCAAAAAGACCAATTGTTAAAGATTGCTGAAGATTTCAGAAAACAAGCTGCAAAAATAGCTTTTGATAATGGTTTTAATTTCTTTGAGGATAAGCAAGAGAAAACAAAAACAACTAAGCCAAAAGTTGAAAAGGATAATTCTTTAGAGCAATTACGTAAAGATTCAATCGAGATAATCAATAATGATAAAGCAAGTTTTCAAGAGCGTTTAGGTGCTTTAGAAAGCTTTTTGTCTGTTTCAAATCAATTGTATAAAAACAAAGAAGGCGAACGCTCAAAAGCTTTAATTGATTACAAAAACTACGAGAAAAAGATAAATGACGATGCCAACAAGGCTATTTTAGATCAGTTCACAAAAGATGAACAGGAACGAATAAGGGTTTTACAACAATCGAATAGCAATGAACTGGAAATAAACGAGCAGAAACGTTCTGCCGTTGCTTTGGCTTTAGATTCTCAATATGCTGATGGAATTATAAGCAAAGAGGAATACGATGCTAAAATCTATCAATTGGATAAAAAAGCATCAATGGATGCAATTAAACTTCAATTAGATACTTTAGATGCTATTTTAGAGATTCAAAGACAGGATTTATTTAATGGCATTGGTTCTGAAGATGAATATACCGCTAATTTAAAAAAGCAAGCCGAATTAAGAGTTAAGTATTCAAAAATAGAAGTTGATGCTAAGATTAAAGCTCGTGAAGATTCAGCTAAAGCAGCAGAAAAAGAACTTGATGCGATAAAGCAATTAACCGCTAAATCATTGGAATTTGGAAAGGCTTTAATTGATGGAATTTATACACGTAGATTAAATGCCCTAGCTGATGAATCTGCAGCTTTAAATAAAAAGAAACAACAGGATATTGAAAACGTTAACGATTCTGTTTTAACCGAACAGCAAAAAGCTGATCAGATTGCCATTATAAATGCCCGTGCTGATGCTCAACAAACCGTAATCGACGAAAAGATTAGGCAGCAAAAAATAAAACAAGCCAAAGCTGATAAAGCCCAAGCAATAGCTCAGATCATTATTCAAACTGCTTTAGCGCAAGTTAAGGTTATTGGTCAGGCTGGTTTACTGGGATTTGTGTTTAGTCCGTTAATTACCGCTTTGGGAGCCTTATCTTTGGCTACAGCTTTAGCCACTCCAATACCTCAATTTGAGAAAGGAGGAACAACTAAACACGATGGTCATATTATAACGGGCGAGGCAGGAACGGAGTTAAGAATAAACCCAGATGGTTCACAAGAATTAACAGCCTCGCAAGCAAATTTAAGTTATGCAAAAGCTGGCACCAAAATCATTCCTAATCACGAGCTAGTTAGAATGATGGCTAAACCCGATCAAATACAATATGTTGGCGGACAATCGGTGGATATAAACGCTTTAATTGCAGAGCAAAAGAATACGACCAAAGTGCTTAAAAAAGCTTTTGGCGATCAATCCGTACATAGTACAATTGTAACTAAAAACGGATGGTTTGCAAATAATACTAAAATGGCAAGAGTAAAAAAACATATTAATCGTAATTTTAGCTAATGTTATTACTACCTCAAAACGATTTTGAATATTATTTAACCGTTGATGGATTAGAAACAAAGCTTGTTTTTGCTCCCGAGGGATGGGATACTGATACGATTGGCAGTTTTAAGCGTGACGTTTTTTATCGTGGCTTAATACGTACTTTATCGCTTCCAATGAATTTCGTTTTGGATGGGTATAATATTTGCAAATATGCTTTCGATAAATATGCTTATGAGGCTGAAGTAATTTTTGAGGTTAAGAAATTAAAACGTCAAACATTTACATACGAAACTATTTTTAAATCAGAACTGGATTTTAGCCAGTATGATGATGATGGCACCCGAATAGCTTTGATATTAATGGAGGGGGGTGTAAGCAAGGAAATAAAAGCTAAAGAAGATACAAAATTTGAATATGCGTTAACAGGAAGCGATGTTGTAAATATGATTTTGCCTGGCGTTGCCTTTAACGAAAAAGGAGATAGTATTTTTGTTAATGAGGGCGAATCTGATAGGTTTATGCCAGCTATTGATTTGGTGGTTAATGATACTAATTCTGGATTTGTAACACTTCAAAATGTATCTCAGGAAGAAAACATAACCGATGAATCAGTTTTTACATCATCTGGAAATTGGTTTGCAAAAGGAAATAGAATTGCTGGCGTTCCGATAAATATCAAAGGAGTTATCAAAGTTGATGCTTATAGGCCGCCATTGACAGATCACGGCAACGACTTCGCTATTTTGCTAAAGGATAGTACAGGCGCAACGGTATCAACTATTTTTCAATCCCCATCTTTAAATCAAGGTCAGCATTATTTATACAGTATTCCTTTTGATATAAATTTAACTTTGGCTTTAGATAGAAAGCTTTTTATTTTCATACGTACCGATGTTATTCCATCCGATTTAAAAGTAACCGTAACTGATGGGGATTTAGTTGTTTCTTATGCTCAGGTTTCGGATCCATCAAACTGTAAAGGTATTCGGGTAGAGGATTTATATAAAAGGATTATAAAAAGAATTTATCCGCAAATATCCGCTCAATCTGATTTGTTAAAAATGAATTGGAACGGCTTAATAATTACTTCGGGAAATGGTATTCGTGAAAAGTCGGACGCAGTTATTCAAATTACTTTAAAAGAGTTTTTTAATGCTGCTTCTTCTTGGAACGATGCGGCCTTTGGTATTTTAAATAACATTGCAAGATTAGAACTAGCTACATTCTTTTATCGAAACACGCCAATTGCTAACGTAGGGAATGTTAATAAATGCAATTTTACCGTAGCTACTGATTTTATCTTTAACAAGCTTGAAATTGGCTACAATGATGGAAATACGGATGATACAGATGGACAATTTGAGTTTAACTCGAAACAGGAATGGCAAATGCCAGTTACAAGGATTCAAAATCCAGAATCAAAGATAAGTCCTATTCGAGCCGACCAATACGGGATAGAAAAAATACGTGTTAATTACATTAAAAAAACAGATGACACAAGTTCTGATAATTCGGTATTTGCTGTAAATTGTACTTTTGATGGGGTTAACTGGAATCCGATTTTAGGCAGTTCTTATCAATCGGTTACTGGAATGAGTTCTTTACAAGCGGGCCAAACATCTTATAATTTAGATTTAAGCCCTAAACAATCATTATTGAGGCAAGCTCCTTATTTGCGTTCAATGCTTTATAAATTAGATAGCCGATATATTGAATTTGCTTCTGCAGAAAAGAACAAAGAACTTGTTACAATTTCAACAGGCGGTATGATTTCAAACCCTGTTAGAGTAGCCGAAAAAGAAAGCGTTTTGGTTTCTA